CAGAATATACGGCATTCGGGTTAGGGAATCCCGTTCAGGCTATTAGGGCTCGTTCCCAGAGGCGTTGCGCGTCTCGCAGGGCTGAGATATCCGGTTTGAGGTAGTACTTTGCGGTGGTTTTGATGTCGCTGTGGCCGAGCATTTTGCTCACGATGGCGATGTCAGCCCCGGCGGCCAGAGTGTTCGTCGCCCATGAGTGGCGCAGGTTGCGTGCGGGCACGTGCGGCAGGCTATACCGCTTGCACCAGCCCTTGTACTGGCGTGCCACCTGTGGCGGGGTGAGCGCACCGATGAGTCGCCCTCCCTCGCGCGGCTTGAGCTCGCGCAGACGCTTGACCGCGAAGCGCGGCAACGGCAATGTGCGACGGCTCAATTCGGTCTTCGGCGGCACGACGACCTCATGGCCGCTCACCCATTGCAAACCGCGCTCGATATGCAGGACGCCTGCGCGCAGATCAATGTCACTCCACTCCAAACCGTACCCCTCTTCGGTGCGCAGGCCGCATGAGACGGCGCAGATAAGCCACGCCTCAAGCAGATGACCGTAAAAGCCCCGCAACAGCGTGCGCTGCTGGCGGATGGTCAATATTCGCGGCTCGTAATGAGGTTTGGCCGGCAACTGGATATCGCGTCTCGTGATATCCACGTCCAAGAGATTCCAGCGGATAGCCCGCCTGAGTATCGCGCGCAATACGGCCCATGCCTTGCGTGCCGCGCCCGCGCTGTCGAAACATGCGAGCCACTTGTCCACGAGCTCCACGCTTATCGCGCCCATATCCATGCCACCGAAAACCGGCATGACATGCAGCCTCCACGCGGACTCGTAGCCCACGCGCGTGCTTTCACGCAGATTCCGCGTGCAATACGGCCAAAACCGGCCGTTCCAAAACTCTCGTAACAGCATTTTCAACCTCCAAAACCCACACGCCCGTTGGCCTGTCCAACGGGGACAAGCGTGTGGGTTTTATCCACCGTAAAGGAGCTTTTCCATGTCTTTGCTCGCTCACGTCGTCGATTGGCTCGTGCCTTTTATCTGTGGCGGCGTGGCCACGGTTTTGGGCCTGATGTGGCGATGGGGCAAAGCCATGGTCAACGGGCTGCGCGAGCTCCTGCTGTGCCAGTTGGAAGCCCTGCGCCGCGAAATGGTCATCGAGCACGACGGGGTGGCGGACGAGGACCTCAAATCACGCTCCCAACGCCTCTACGACTCCTATCACTCGCTGGGCGGCAACGGGCACGGGACAGCACTCAACAATGACATCCAATCCGCGCCGATAGCGCCCCGATAATCCTGACCCACGACCGTGGGCCACAAACAAATATTCATCCCAGAGAAAGGGAAAACATTGGTCAACAATAAAGACAAGCCGAAGCCGTGGCATAAGCGCCTGTTCGCCAAGGTCACGGCGCTGGCCGCCGCCGTGTGCATGATGCTGCTCCCTGCCACCGCCCACGCGGACATGCAGGGCGTGGACATGTCCAACTGGCAGTGCGGCGCGGACGTGTACAACATGCAGGCCGATTTTATTGTGGTCGGCACCACATGGGGCACCGGACAGGTGAACAACAACTGTCTCGTGTCCGGCGTCAACACGGACGCCAACCGCATGATCGCCCAGGCACAAGCCAGCGGCAAGAAATTCGGCCTGTACCACTACGCGATGGGCGGTTCGCCTGAAGCCGAAGCCCAATTCTTCTACCGCAACACCAGCAACTATTGGCGTCACGGTCTTGTGTCGCTCGACTGGGAAATGGACGACAACCCCGCATGGGGTAACTGGGATTGGGTACGCCGCTTCATGAACGAGTGCGAACGCCTTTCGGGTGGTGTGCGTCCATTGCTGTACACCGGCCCGGTCGCAGGCACCATCCCGCAGGACATCCGCAACCGGTACGGCCTGTGGATCGCCCAATACGCCAACATGAGCCCGACCGGCTATCAAGCCAACCCGTGGATGATCGGCGCATACGGCGAAGCCATGCGACAGTACAGCGGTACCGGCGTGGTCAACACGTGGAGTCCCATCGACCTCAACATTTTCCGTGGCGAGGCATGGCAGTGGGATTTGTACGCCAACCCCACCGGCTCCACGACCCCGGCCACCCCGGCCCCGGCTCCCTCCGTGCAGCCGAGCACTCCCCCCGCCAACACGAATGGCATCAGCCACGTCATGCAGTGGGGCGAAACCATCTGGGGACTCGCCGTAGCCCACAACGCATGGCCGTTGTCCGCATGGCATACACCTTCCGGTGATATCAACCGCTACTACGTGGGCGACGTCGTAACCTACGGCGGCACCACCACGACCGCGCCGTCCAACGGTGTTTCCAAGACCCTCCAATGGGGCGACACCGTGTGGGAGTTCGCCACATCCCACGGCTACAACGTCAACCAGTGCACCGTCCCCTCCGGCAACATCAACGTCTACTACCCCGGTGACGTGGTGACCTGCCGCTAACCCAAACCGATGCCGCCGTCACTCCCCTGATGGCGGCATCACCCCATCATCATCCCTTATTGATCGGAGCAAACATGACCGACAGCAAAAACACGACCGACACCGGCGAAACGCTTCCCGGCGTCGATGTGAGCGACTGGCCCGAGACAGCCGACGTCACCCATGACGTGCCCGACTGGCTCATCCCCGGCCGCGTCTACGACATCCTCAAATGGCTCGGCCTCATCGTCCTGCCCGCACTCGCCGTGTTCGTCGGCACGGTCGGCCCCGCATGGGACTGGCCTTACGTGGACGCGATAGTTATCACGCTCAACGCGCTCGGCATCCTCTCCGGCGCGCTCATTGGCGTCAGCGCCATCAAACAGCGCATCGACCTCGCCGCATGACCACCACACATAGTTCGGCCCCGTCCGGCATCGCAGACAGCTCGCACTGAGCTGGACTGCGGCCGGACGGGGCCGAATCGTCGTTATCGGAGGCTTTCATCACTCGAAATCTACCAGTTCGCCTTCGATGCCGTACTCGTCACGAGCTTCATCGATAGCTACAGTCGCCGCGATGTTCCACAACACGTGCGGCCAGCCGGTCATATCAGGCCAAGCGGCCCAGAAACCCGTGTCGGTCGAGTATCCCTTGACCTCCACCGTGGACGAATCACGGACGGCGCTGGAATGCGTTATCATCTCCTTGATCCGGTCACACATCACGTCGGTCTGTTCATCGATCATGTCCAGCATATTCATGAGCGACACATCGACATTCGCCGGGATTCCACGTGTTCCCTCCCAGCCGGCTATTGTCGACTGCTTGACCGCAGGCCGCTCGCCGCCGTCTGGCAGTGGGCTGACCAGGGCGAGGCAGCGGCCCAGTTCTTCCTGACTGAGTCCGAGTCGTTTCCTGCGTGCCGCGAGTTCGATTGGCGTCAATTTATTCCTCCAGTTCGGAAATGATGGCTTCGACTTCTTCCTCGGCGGCCTTGTCCGCCCCCTTGATGTACCCGGGCGCCCAGCCGATGACGATGGTATCGGTCTTCCAGTTCTCCGCGATGAGGGCGACCGGATGCGTGTACCAGTTGCGACGGGTCCAGTGGTAGGCGGCATCTTCACCTGCGAAATTGAATGCGGGAGTGGTGCCGTTTTGATTGCAGTGAGCGTTGATGATGCGGTGGGTCATTTCATGTCCTTTTCTAAGGCCCCGGCCTGGCTTCATGCCTTCCGGCTAATGCAATAATTATATCGCATGTCGGGGATTGCGTCAACCAAGACTTCTGCGTGTCGTCTAGGCTCGTGATTTTGTTTTTTGCCCACATTTTGCCCACATTATCGCGGGAAAACGTGAGAATACGCGGGAAACCGTGGGAATAAGAAAAGCCGCTCAGCCCTACTCCCGCAAGGTCAAACGGCTTGTTTCCACCGAAGCGGAATGGTGGGCAATGAGGGACTCGAACCCCCAGCGCCCAGACCACAGGAACCGCATGATACCGCCATTTTCAGGCCACTTTCACCGTTTCCCGCGCCGCCTTGCCCACATTTTGCCCACATTCCACCGAAACCGCCGCGTCCACCATGCGTGTGACGTCCAACAGGTCGGAATCGAATAGATCCGCGTACACGTCCAGCGTCATGCTCGCGCTCGCATGGCCCAGCATCCGCTGCAAACCCTTGACGTTCGCCCCCGCGTGCACCGCTATGCTCGCCGCCGTATGCCGCAGGTCATGAGGACTCGGCCAATCGTCCGTATCCCACCCCAATCGCTTCAACGCACTCGGCCACCACGTGCGATTACCCTTCGCGGTGCTCGCCGACTGCTCACGGATGGGGCAGCCGGACGGGTCGGAGAACACGCGTTCGCCGCGCTTTCTGCGCTTGAGTATCGGGGCCAATGCGTCGGCGACGATACCCGGCATGTAGAGGGTGCGCATCTCGTATGATTTCGGCGTGCCTTCGACGGGCCTGCCGTTGACCCAGACGATGCTGCGGCATATTCGCAGAGACCTTTTCTCCAAGTTCACGTCCTCCTTGCGCAGGTCGGACGCCTCTCCCCATCTGAGACCGCAGAAGCCGAGCAGCAATACCAGGGCACGTCGTTCGTCTCCTATATTTATGGCGTTCGCGCATTCGTCGGCGAATGCCACGAGCTTCGGGATTGTGAGATAGATGCGCCGTTCCTTGCGTTTGGGCTTGCGGGGCAGTTCAAGTCCCTCGCATGGGTTCTCGGCGATGAGCTTGTCCTTCACGGCTTGTTTGAGCACGCCGTTGACGATACCCTTGGCGCGCAGCACGACGCTGGCGGAGCGACGCGAGGTGAGGTCGCTTACCCATTCCTGTAGTTCCGTCTGGCTGATCTCACCTATTCGCCGGTTCTCCCATTTGGGCTGTACGTGGGTGCGCCATGAGGCTTCCGTGCTTTCGAGCTGCGATGGTTTCCAGAACGGTTTCTTGATGGCGAGCCACTGCTCGTATAGGTCGCCGAAGCGTTTCAATCCGCCCTGCGGGTCAACATAGCTGTTGGTGGCCTTGGCGATGGTGACGTGCTCCGCCGCCCACGTCTCCGCGTCTATCTTGCGGCGGAATCCGCGCTTGTCGGTCTGGGTGCCATCCGGCTTCCGGTAACGGACGCGATAACGTACTTCGCCTTTGCTGGTCTTGTATCTGGTGACGTTCGCCATGATTTTCGCTCACTTGTACGGTTTTTCCGGTTTTAACGTGTTTTAACCGGTTTTGATGTGTTTTAATGGGATTTGACAAAGGGAAGGGAAACACGTAGGCTATCCCCTTACGCCAAAATCGAAAGGAGGCGGCCATGACCATGACGGATACCGGCGTGAAGCCAATACCGGCGTACGCGCCGCCCGAGGACGGCAAGCCACGCAACGCCGTGGACGAGAAATGGATGCGACTGCACCGCGCGATGATGAACCGTCCGGCACGACTCGCGAAGAAGGCGCAGAAGATTGAGAATAGCGATCGTCACTAGTCGCCTGTGCGACTCCGGCGACCAGCTCGCATTGCGTCGCTTCGTCTGCTGCGAGCCGAACGGCCCGGAGTACGCGATGGACGTGCAGCGCTATATCCGCGGACTCCGCGTCAAGGACGAGCCGGGGATGTACCGGATGGTTCTCCAGTACGGGGAAACCCCGAACGCTCCCATCGTCGGCTTCTGCGAGTTCGGATACGACCCCGCCGCCCCGGAATCCAGTGGTTACGCGATATCGTTCATCGCCACCGCGTTGAGCGAACGCGGCCGGCATCTCGGTGCGATACTGTTGGACTGCGCGCTGCGATGGATGGCGAACGACGCCGCCAGACACGGGCGCACCCCGTACGTGCTTACACAGATCGACCCCCGGAACGAGGCCAGCGTTCACCTTTTCTCCGGCGCGGGCTTCGAGAACGAGGGGCGGGATGAGAACGACCCCGAATTCGACATCTGGTCGAAGGAATTCGAACCGCTCGCCACGGACAGACTCTACTTCTACTCCCCCATCATGATTGACGAGGACGATAAGAACTGACATTTCAGGTATGGCTTCGCCCCGTGTAGGATGGGAGGCGAAGCGTCCTCCTTTCCAATAAGCAAGCTGGTCGATGTTTCATCGCCCTGTTGGCGCTGCAACGCCGGCAGGGCAATATTTTTATCTAAGCGATTAACGCATACGTCTCCCCGGCTCGTAGAATCAAGGTATGGGTAAACATGGGACGAAGAAGACCACAGCGCAATCTGTCATAATGACAGTTCTGTCCGTTCTGTGCTATACGGCGGGCGCGTTCTGCGCGCTGTTCGTTTTTGTCGGCGCTTGGCCCATGCTCATCTTCACAGCGTTCTTCATCTTTATCGGCATGTTCGCCTGGAAACATCGATTCGACAGCAACGGTGATAAACCAACTTCCTCTCGAAACACTATTGACGAAGCCGCGGTATGGTGGAAACCGACAAATACGATTCCGGTTCACGCTAAGCAGCATGTTTCCGGAGCGATCGAATACCTCGTCTACAACTACAACGAGCCGGTTGTGGCGAATATTCCGCGAGACAGGATATTCACCGCTGAAATCATTCGACGCAGGATGAACGTGCCTTTCCACGGAAACAGGGATCTCGGCTATGTCCTCGGAGGCGGTAACGGCAACGGCTATGTGCTTTCCTACAACGGCGCACCGTTCGGCGTGATTCCGAATGACAGGCTCTGCGCCTATCTTGATGACGTCCACGCACGCACCATCAGCTGCGTCTGGCATGAATGGTACGAACCGACCATCAAATCGATCAAGGCTCTCGCTCCCTCCACGCGAAGAAGCCGCAGCGAACAAACCATAGCGTCTATGATCGGTGCCGGCAAATGGGATAGCGTGGACAATGTCGATTCTATCAAGGTCAACGATTACAAGCAGCCTAATGCGATGGCGGACAGCCTGCTGTCCGGAAGGAGCTTCATGGACGTCGAGGTGTCCTTGGATATGATTCCGACGCCCAAGGGCTCTTCCGCCAAACCGCATGTCGGGATATTCCATGGTGATGTGGTTCTGTTCGAGTTCGACGCGAGGAAGATGGTCTATGGAGAGCTGGTGCGCCACGCCGGCCGGAACGCACTGGCCCGAGTCGAAAAGAAACTGTTCAGCGAGGGGAACGACAGCCCTTATTACTCCATCATGCTTGTGTTCCAATCAGACACCTCCTCTCAGGCGCGATTACTGCAAAGTCATGTAGGCATTGCTGATAATCGGTGATGGTTTGTATGGTCAGGTCGAGCTCCGAGGCTATGAGCCAAGGCGCTCCTTCGTATGTTTGTTCTGCTTGACGGTATTTTTGCGAATCTACTAGGAGCCGCGCGGCCTCCAATCTGGTACGTTGCTCGTGCATTCCGCATTGGTAGTCGGCGTGCAGCCAATGGACGAGTTCGTGTATGAGCACGCATTTTTTTGCGGTGTATGTAAGTCTTCTGTCTATGAGAATGACGCGGTTTGCTTCTGAGTAGCAACCCCACATATTGTCTAAGATGTCGCTTTCTACGGTGACATCTATTCCGCTCGAATAAATCGCCATGCGCATGGGGCCATAGTTCATGTGCGTGTCGAACGGAATAAGGCGTTTCATGCCGATGCTTCTCCATCGTGGTTCATGTAATAGTCCTTTCCCTCTGCTCCGTAAGCCGCAAGGCTGACATCGCTCTTGTGTGCCAGACGTTTTGTCTCCGCTATCCGCGATGCCGTTTGCGCTTTCTCGTAGGCGATGCGGGTCATGTCGGCGGCGTTTGCTCCGAGCGCTTTGCATAGATCTCCAAACACATCGATGGGAATTTGTCTTTGTCCTTTTAGATAGCGAAGAACGGTGACGGGACTCAGCCCGACTTCTTCTGCAATGTCATCGTTGGTTTTCCCCATGCGGGCTTTTTGGGCTCGAAGCTCTTCTGCGATGGCTTCGGCAAATTGATCTCCATATTCGGTCATGGATAAATAATAACACATATCGGGGAGAAAATTAACCATATAGATTAAAAACTAACTTGACTAACTATCCAAATGGTGCTTACATTAACCATATGGTTAATCAAGAAAGCACCACAAAACAGGTGGCAAATAAAATCGCAGCCGCGCTGGAAGCCGCGAAGCGCTCCGTTAAGTGGCTTTCCGACCAATCAGGGACACCCTATGTGACCCTTCGTCGACAGCTCAGCGGGAAAGCCTCCATTTCCATTGGTCAGATTGCCGTTTATGCGGATTGTCTGCGTGTTGAACCGATGACAATGCTCCCTGACTCATTCATAGCGCTCGCTGGCAAGGAGGAGGCGTGATGGTGACGGAAATCATTCAGGACGTGGCGATCGTGTTCCTCGCGGTCGCGGTCATCATGGAAACCCTGCACCTGAAAATGCTCGATAAGGCGGTCAGCTCTTTATGTGATCAGCCACTCGAATCGTCTTCCGATGGGTTTGGAACAGGAACGGGAGTTGATGCCAAGTGACCGTCAGCTCCGTATCAGCAGGAACCTTCAACGGTATGACCATCGGTAACCGCTGCTGCAGGTCTGGCTTCTCGGCCGTGGCCGACACCCATACGCCGATGCTCTCGCCGCGTTTGACGAGCGCCTTGTGCTCGCCTTCCGCGAACGTGATGGCGTCCGAATACTCGTGGTTCGACGTTACGTCCACATCGGTCACGTCGGTTATCCCGACGTTCTCCAGCACGATGTGCACCTTCGACAGCCCGTCCTCGGTCTTGTTGTCGATGGTGCGCATCCTCCACCGGGTTCTGGGAATCATGAACAGACCCATGATGAACGTTCCTCCCGTGAACACCGCCGTGGCGAGGTTCACCCAAAACGATGGCCAATCAGTCATCTGATCCACCTTTCCCTTCGCTGGTTTGGATTTTTGAATGTCGCAGTTCCAAGCCTACCGGCGGAGGGGCCTACACGAAAAGAGAAACCGATGAACGCCAAGGATTACGGCCATCACTTCAGCGGTTACCGGAAGCCGGAGGCCACCGAACCTTCCCATGGTTTCATGCGCCGTCTCATCTTCTGGGCCATCGTGTTCGCGGTGTGCATCGGCTGGATGCTGACCCACATGGGGTGCGCGCATCCCATCGGCAACGGTTTGGCCGCGCTCATGGGCTTCGGGTTCATTCCCTTGCGGCTCCTGTGCCTCGTTTTGAGCGAGGCGGGCGTCGAATAACAGTCTTGCCGGACGGCGTGGAAAACCGGCCGGCCAAGCGGAAGGAAAACCGGTAACCCACGTGATAACTGAAAAAAACAACTGACAGATACGGTGTCAGTTTTCTTGAACCGGCGTCGGCCTGCTACCAGCGTTTACTATTCGGGCCGGCGTCACGGGCGGTGCAGGTTGCCCCCAGTCGAGATCGCGTAGGTCATGTGTGCGCGGCAAAGACCGGGACCACGGTTCGACTCCGTGGCCGTCCACGAACGCAAGTTCAAAAAAGAAAGCCCCCGCTGGCACGGGGGCGAGAAGAAAAACTCTCAACAGAAAGGATACTCCGATGGATGAATCGATTCGGGAGCTCACCACGAAACAGGCCGTCGAATTCCTCAACCACACGGTCGCCAAGCACACGCTTGAGAACCTGCGCTACACGGGAGGAGGCCCGCGATTCCGCAAACGCGGGGTGAAACGCGAAGGCAGGAAAAGGGACACACGCCAGGTGGTCTACCCCATCGACGAACTGACCCGCTGGGCGACCGAGAACAAGCTGCAATACAGGACGGAGGCCGCATGAGCGCCGATGACAACGACATGTGGCTGGCGGTCGCGGCCCGGCTGCTGCCCAATCTGGACATCCTGACCGCCCACCCCACGCGCCAGAGCCTCGCGAGCCTCATTGGCCTGAGCATCCACGAGGCCGGGCTGCGGCTCGTCGGACTACGAGAGGATACGGATGACGACGACGGACACGGAAACGGTGGAACTATGGAGCCCGATCACGGACGAGGGCATGAGCATGACGCCGGGCGAACTGATCGTGGAGTTTATAGATCTGATCAGCGACCGGAACAGTCAGACCGGCAACCCGTACCTGTACGTGATGCCGTTGCCGGGCATGGTCGTCATCGACAGGCAACGGCGCAGGGTGAGCGCGCGAGTGGAATACGTCAGCAAGTCGAAGCTAAGGAGCAGGAATGAAGCGAGTGACCGTTGACATGGCAGCGCAGGCGACCGGCCTGTTCGACGTGCACCGTTTCCGCCAGCACACGAAGAAGGAGCGTGAGAGTGCGTGGCACTCGTTCCGCGCACTGGGTGTCGGCGGCTCGGACATGAGCACGATTCTCGGCCTCAACCCGTACTCGACCCCCTACGACCTGTGGTTGGAGAAGACGAACCGTCAGCAGCCGGAGGATATCAGCGGCAAGTGGGCGATCATCAAGGGCAACGCATTGGAGGTCGAACTGCGCCGCCGGTTCCGCCAACTGCACCCGGAGTACCAGGTCATCGACGGCACCGACATTTCCTTGGTATCCAAGCAGCATCCGTTGATGCACGCCTCGCTGGACGGCTTCGTCTACGACGAGGAGAGCGATTCGTGGGGCATTCTCGAGATCAAGACGGCGAACGCGAACCGTGGGCGCACCGACTGGCACGACGAGACGGGCGAGCTCGTGGCCCCGCAGTACTACATGGCGCAGGTCACGCATTACATGGCCGTCACCGGCTTCACGTGGGGCGTGTTCTACGCGGATATCGGAGAGTCGGAACCGGTCGAGGTGCGGTTCGAGCGCGACGAGGACGACATTCACGCTGTAATCAAAGCCGCCGAGGACTTCTGGGGCTTCGTCACCCGCGGCGAAATGCCCGCCCTCACCGGCGCGGACGTGGCCAAGGCGTACCCGGAGCCTTCGGAGGGCATCGAGGACATGAGCGACAGCACCGATCTGCGCAAGCTCATGGCCGACTACCAGCAGACGACCGCCGACCTGAGCGCGTTGAAGCAGCACAAGGAGGAATTGCAGGACTGCATACTCCCCTATATCGGTGACCACGAGGGGGTGCGCTGCGGCAACATGCAGGCCACCTACAAGCACAGCACGCGCAAGGGCTACACGCGGGTCGTGCAGCCGTGGGAGGGCCGCACCTTCCGATTCAGCGAAATCAAACCGAAGAAAACCAAGTAAAGGAGACCTGATTATGGGACAGTTAGCGACACAGGCGCAGAACGCGCAGATGCAGACGATGAACCCACAGCAGAACATGAAAAGCCTGCTGGAGAGGAGCTGGCCGCGCATCGCGGCCGTCATCGGCAACAACCTCAGCCCGCAACGCCTCTACCAGATGTACGTGAGCACCATCAACCGCGAACCGCAGCTCGCCAACTGCGGCGTGGAATCGGTGCTGTCCTGCTTCATGAAATGCGCCGCATTGGGCTTGGAACCGTCGAACGTGGACGGATTGGGACGCGCCTACATCCTGCCCTACGGAAACAAGAACTACCGCACCGGACAGAAGGAAGCCACACTCATCATCGGCTACAAGGGCATGATCGACCTCGCACGCCGCAGCGGCCAGATCAGGGACATCAGCGCCCGAGCAGTCCATGAGGGCGACGAATTCACCTACAGCTATGGCCTGAACGAGGACCTGCGGCACGTGCCATGCGCGAAGCCCGGCAAACTCACCCACGTGTACATGATCGCGAACTTCAAGGACGGCGGGCATTACTTCCAGGTGATGAACGCCGACGAGATCGAGGCGGCGGCGAAACGCAGCCCCAGCTACGGCAAGGCGGTCAGCCCGTGGAAGTCCGACTATGAGGCCATGGCGAAGAAGACGGTAATCCGCCGCGCGTTCCCCTACCTGCCGGTCAGCGTGGAGGCCCGCGACGCGGCCGCAAGCGACGACCAGACCCCGGATTATTCCGACGTGTTCCGTCCACTGCCCACCGTGACTGCGGACGATTCGCCGGTTGACGTGAGCGTGGACGAACCCGAGGAACCGGAACAGCCGCAGCCGTCTCCCGTCGAGGCGAAGCGTTCTGAGATGATTCGCCGCTTCCAGACCTTGGGCGTGGCTTCGGACGCGGAGGCGTGCGAGACCATCACGAAGATTCTGAACCGCGAGGTGAAGTCCAGCGACGAGCTGGGCGAGGCTGAGCTTGACAAGGTGATCGGCCAGTTGAAGGCCAGCGTGAAGGTGAAGGCCAGCGTGAAGGAAGGCGAGTGACCATGGCGGGCAGGACGAGCATCATCATCCAGGGCACGGCGTGGGGCGTGCGAGAAACGCAGAACGGCAAAAGGTATCTGAGCGTATCGGTGTCGCCCGGCTACCGTGACCGTAACGGCAACTGGGTCAGCCAGCCGGAACAGTACTACTCGGTGTGGCCTGCGGGCTACGCGAACCTCAACACCGTGTTCGACCAGATCAACCAACTTCGTCAGAATCAAGACCAGTTCGTGGACGTGACCATCGTGGGCGAAATCAGCGGCCTCGACGCCTACACGAACAAGAAGGGCGAGCCCGCCGCAAGCTGCAACGTCAACGCCAGCGCTGTGGCCATCACCAACGTTCGCCAGAAGAACGGCGGACAGCAGGGTTACGGCGCGCAGACCGGTTACACGCAGCAGTCGCAAGGTGGCTTCCAGCAGTCTCAGCCTCCGGCCTCCGACCCATGGTCCAGTGATCCGAGCTTCTGATGCTGCATTTGTATCACGATGAGACGCCGCCGGACGTGGAACCGGTCTGCGAGAAGCACGGGTGCACGCTGTACCCGGCAAGACCGATTCCATGCCCGGAATGCGCTTTGGAAGCAGACGAGATGTACGCGGATTACGGATTGGAGAGATGATGGCGAACCCATCGAAAAGCAAAGGCACAAGCCTCGAGACGTGGACCGTGCGTTACCTCGCGTGGGCGTTGCAGGACACGCGCATCGACCGTATGCCGTTGCATGGCAACGCCGACCAGGGCGATCTGATCGGCGTCATGTTCCATGGCGAGCCGGTGTGCGTGGAATGCAAGGACACGAAGATGCCGAACTATCGCAAACACTGGCGTGAGCTCAAAGTGGAGATGGCGAACATGGACACTCCCTACGGGGTGCTCATCCAGCATCGCAAGGGCGTGGGCGTGAAAAGCCTCAAGGGCATGGCCCGGCAGATGGCCGTGTTCGACATCGGAACGCTCGAACGGTTCCTCTCCGCGCACATGGGGCACGTGTTAGGACCGGACTACCGGATTCGCCGCGAGCTCGCGAACCGGCTGCGCGGCGAATCGAGGCCGGTGCCATCCAATCCGATGCTCGTGTGGATGCCGCTCGAATTGTTCGCGCTCCTGCTGAACGACGGACTTCCGTTGGGACCGGACGAGTGACCGGCAACACATTGGCGGCGGTCCTTCTGATCGCCGCCATACTCATCGCATATCTAGGAGGAAGGAGCTGACATGGCCGGTTACGCGAAGCTGAGCAATGACTTCTGGCAGGACAAGGACGTGCTCAAACTGCGCCGACGCAACCCGTCTGCGGCGCTCCTGTACGTCATGGCCATCAGCTGGTGTTCAGATCATTCGTCGGACGGCCTCATCGCCGAAGACGAGCTGCTGTACGTGCTCAACGCCTCGGATGAGGACGTGAACGACCTCGTGGCCTCCGGCCTGCTGCTCGAACCCAGTGAGGCTACCAAAGGCAAATACGCAATCCGTAATTATTTGAAGTATCAGAACAGCGCGAAGCAGATCGAGCAGGCGAAGACGAAGGCTACGGAACGCCAGCGCCGCAAGCGCGAACGCGACGCGGACATGCCCGTGACCGACGCCGACAATGAGCCTGTCACGGGCATGTCTGAGGAGCGTCCCACATCCGTCACGCCAGTGTCACGCCGTGACAATCAGGGTGTCACGCCCATGTCTTTTAACCAAGAACCAATAACCAATAACCAAAAGGATTTTTCTAACGAAAAATCCCTCCCCCAAACCCCCTCGCAAGCCGAGGGGGCCGGCGAGGAGGATTCCTGGAGGGAGGACAACCTCAAAGCCAACCTCGGAGAGGAGCCCCGCGCCATCAGCTACGAACAGGCCAAGGCCATTGTCGAACAGGTTCGCGGCTTCTATCCGGCATCGAAGATGCGCGGACGCAGCTACGAGCGGACGCTGGTGCTCGAATCGGCACCAATCGTCAAGGCGGGCGGCGCTGCACCGGACATCGTGGCATGGTTCGTGAACCGCTGCCGCGAATACGTGGCACGCCAGTCCGAACCGCGCTACGTGACCGATTTCGGCATCTACGTGGCGGGCGGAGGCAAGGCGGACAAGCGACCCTACTGGGAGGTCGACTGGGCCAACGAGCCCATGCCGAAGAGCCCCGAGGAGGAGAAGGCCGAGGCCGAGCACCAGCGCAGACTGCGTGACGTGGACTGGCTGTGCTCGCACGTGGACGACGAGGAATGCCAGCGTGCCGCGCTGGCGTTGTCGGAACAGCAGCAGGCGTTGGCGAGATCGAAATGGCCGGACGAATGGTACAGGCTGTGGCGGCGCGCCGAAGCGTTGCGCGAACGTGAGGAACGCGAACGCATGGAGGCCAGGTCATGAGCGACACCGCTGATTGGAAATGCCGGGAAGGCCTGTTCACCGAATTCCTCGTGGCGAACCCGTGCCTTGACGGAGACGCCGACCTGCAATGGTGGCTGCACCGCGCGTACTGGCAGAACTCGAAGGGCGGGCACCGGAACGCGTTGAACGCGGTCATGGCCGAAGCCCGCAAACGCGGCGTCACCTGCACCCTGTACACGGATCCCGAAACCAAGCGAAAACTGGAGGCGAAACCATGAGCACGAAGTTCCCGACCCCGCAGGAGCGTGCGATGGCGTGGCTGTTGGAGGCCACGGAGATTGGCGGCATGAGCCGGCCGGAGACCGCGCTATACGCCTATCAGGCCGGTTTCACGGCGGCGCTCGACTTGTGCATCGAAATCGAAACACGACTCAACAAGGAGGAAACCGATGACCATGCTGCTTGATGGTCGATTGCGTGATCTCGCGACGCAGACCCACACGCTCGAGGAGAAAGTGAGCTCTCTCGGCTGGATGGCCGGCAGCGACTCGCAGACGCTGAAATCAATGACCCGCGCCCAGGCGCATCTCATGCTCGCCGAATGCGATCTGCTGGACGCGCTCGAAGCGAACGAAAAGAAGGAGAAAAACAATGAGTGATTACAAGCAGCGGATGATCCGCGAACATCGAGAATTGCAGGAGCGTATCGGCAAGCTGGCGCACATGCTTGAGGGCTACGCGGAGGGCACGTTGGACTTCACGCCCGCGTGCTCCTTCCAGCTCCTTGAAAGCCAATTGTACGCGATGGGGACATACGCGAACATCTTACAGGAGCGTGCGCGTATCGAACAGGTGGATTTGAACGCGCCTCTTGAGGGAGGTGAGTCTGGTGAGGTTTCACAGGATTAGCCCGTGTCCTCGTTGTGGGGGCAAGGTCAAGGCGAAATGGGAGCGGGACGGCGTGCAGTGGTTGCCTGAATACACGTTCTTTATCGTGATGTTCCGCTGCACTGTCTGCGGGCTCGGCTTCGAGGGAGGTTGTTCACGGAAGCCCGCCCCGTATCAGTTGCAATACAATATCGCCGCTTGGAACCGCATATGCAACGGTGATAAATGCTTCACGTTGACCTACATGAGTCAGGAAGACGGACGATGAGCACGCTGGATATTCTGGGCAACACGAGCGAGCAGGCGGATTCGATACGTCTGATGCTCAAAGTGCGGGGCATGAAGGACGGTCGTTTCATCGAC